TTCCCAAAGGTACACCTTCGACAGTCACATCAACTCTTTGGGGATTGGCCGGTAGTCCCTGGGGTGGTCATACCTGGAGCCGAACCCGCGCTCCTGATTATGAGGTGGCCACTCTAAGCGATTGGCTCGCGCGTGTCTGCTTAAGATCTGAGCGACTCTCTCCGTGGTTAGGTGAAAGGCCTCTGCGATGGCCCGCCTCGAGTACCCGCTGTAATAGAGGCTCGCAATCTTCGCATTGCGCTCGCTCGTGGGTAGCCTCGGTATGATGCCCTGAAGTTGCCAGGCCACGATAACCGCGCCTAGCAGGTTGACCGTTCCGAGCTCCATTTCAATGATTACCCTGTCTACAAAATCGGTTTGCTTCGCTTTGTCGAAGAACGAGAGCTTGAAATAGTTGCCTTTGCTGGTCACTACGACGAAACGCGATTCCTCAGTGGATTGTGGGTTTGTCATGGCCGCCGCTCTCCTGGTCTTGCGTCTTTGAGTACCGGTGTACTGACATACGGGTGATGCCATACTCCCTGGCGAGCTCTGATTTTGATTCGCCCGCGTTGGCCCTGGTTCGTACCTCCGCGATCTGCTCGAGGTTGAGAGCCGGTCTGCGTCCCTTGTACGCGCCTCGCCTCTTGGCAATCGCGATTCCCTCGCGTTGCCGCTCGCGCATGAGATCGCGTTCGAACTGAGCAAACGCGCCCATCACACTTAAGAGGAGGTTGCTTATTGAAGAGTCTTCGCCGGTAAACTCGAGGTTCTCTTTCACAAAGCGAACGTGTACTCCGCGCCTGGTGAAGTCCAAAACCAAACGGCGGAGGTCATCCAGGTTCCGCGCTAGCCTGTCCATTGAGTGCACTAACACTACGTCTCCGTTGCGGACGTAGGCAATCAAGGCCCTGAGCTCGGGCCGCTCGGTTGTGCTGCCAGTGCACTTGTCGACAAACCTTCTGTCGATCGACAGGCCCTCGAGTTGCCGGAGCTCGTTCTGGTCTACGGTGCTGACGCGGAGGTAGCCGACCACCTGGCCCTTTTCGGTGGCCGGTTTTGTCACGTTGAGGTTTAAATTTTCGGTCATGGCCGTAACAATACCAAAATTCGGCGTATGCGTTACGGATTTCTCTAAGGCCTGGTGTTGTCCGATGCGCTTACCCCAGGGTTACACTTGTCGCGATGCTGCGGTGCCCTCAGTGTCGAAGGATGCCGGTCAGAAAAGAGGATGCCGAGGCCTGGACTTGGGTAGAGTGCCCGGTTTGCGGGTTGCGCGGTAGGCGAATCAATCTCAATACGGAAGATCTTGCGTATCTTCACTCCGCCGCGTCATGGGATGTTGCCGCATCCCGGTTAGCTGCCGGTGGCTCACTCTTCCCTGCCGAACGCCTATAGATTGCCCGCCTGGTTCCACCAATTCCGAGCCTCCCAATACTGATCGCGCCGCCATTGGGCAATGAAACGTCTGTTCTCGATTTCTAGCAATCTTCCTCGCTCCCGTCGTTCTTCGATGGCCGCCTGGTGCGCGGAATACATAAGCCAGTCGTCAATCTGTTGATCGGTGAGGCCTAGGTTTGAACATTCTTCATCCATCGCGTTGAAAGCGAGAGTTTTTTCTTCCTGCGTTGATGCGATGCGCCCGTTAACAATCGCCTGATAGTGGGGTGAGAGGTTGTTTCGCGCCAGATTGATTTTTCGTGTGATTTCGCCTTGCTGCCGTGGTGTCATCGTTCCTTCGTTCATCACTAAAAGCCTCCTGGTTCCGCGCCTCTGCCTCTGCCCATCGTTGCTGCACATCTTCGCTTTTTACGCCTGATCGTGCCAAGGCTAACTTGCGATTCAAACGTTCGATGCGCTCGAGCTCCTCCGGTGTTGGTGGCTCCGCCATGCTCTCCCGCTTGCGTTTTGCTGCCTCCGCCCACTCGATACGTTCGCGTTCTTCCTGGGCCGCTAACTGCTCACGCCGCTTGCGTTGCTGTTCGCGCCACACTTGCATCTCGGCTTCGGTCGCTTCGGTCGCTTCGGTCGCTGGTTTCATGGTCGCATCCTCCGGTTTGTATATACCTAATCGTGCCTCAGTCGCTCTCCTGCAACGTTGCTGAGCTTTCTCCTCCCGTAATTCGTTCCACCGTTGGCCGTCGCGCAAGTAGGTTTGTCGCTCGTTCCATCGTCTCCGCATCTGCGGGGGGTGGTTTTCTGCACTACGGGAGAACGCGGGCCGGGGTTGCCGGGCCGGTGCTGGTTCGCTCGGTGGTTCGCTCGGTGGTTTTGGCATCTCGAGAAGATTTCCACCACCCGCGCAAGCGGTGGGGGATTTTGTTGTAGTACTTAACTCTGTTTTAATCTTCTCCGTGCAAATTGTTTCCTGCTTTAAATGCAAGGGTCGACCGTCTATGTCTAACGGAATGTACCGGTTCGGAGCATTTCGCCGTCTGCTTTTTTTTGTCCGTTCTATTCGCCAAACATTCGCCGCCTCGAGCTCTATGGCGTGGTTATAAACGGTCTTCGGATGTACGCGCCGTTTGTTGGCTATGGCTTTCTTCTCGAGGGGGGGGGGGGAAAACATTCCATTCATTTCGAGGGTTACTAGATATGTGACAAATGCTTGCGGACTAACTCTGTCCCTCACCCAGAGCAAACATTTTTGCCAGTGCTTGGGGTGGTGCCTAGCTGGTAACGTCTCCGTGGCAGTTACGAAAGTCCCTGATTGTTTTGGGTTGGGTGAGGGGGTATGATGCTTCATAAGTTTGTTGCTCCTTGGTAGGGTGCGCGAACGGTTTTGTCTTCGCCTGGTAAGCGGAGAAGTTGAAAAAATGTTGCTTTGATTCAGGCCTGAGAGCTCGTTAGTTCTCAGGCCTTAATCATTTTGCGGCAACATCACACAAAACCGTCAGAGTACCTTTAGATTTTGTCGAACGGTGAACCTGAAAACACAATACCTTGATTCTCGAAAGAGCTTGCAAAAAAACGGGAGAGGTGAGTCTCCCGCGTTGAATGTTGCAGTCTTCACTAGGGGTAAAAGATCGCCGATGGCTCGCTCTCTTCATTGCTTCCGCGCCCTTCCTGGGAGAGCAACTGCTTCCGCTGTTGACGGAGCCGCGTTCGTATGCCACGGGAACCAACCTCCGTTAACCAATTGGCGCGAGAATGAAATTCCTCCGCCGTCGCTTGTCCACGCTAGCTGCAAAACAGAATTAGCCGCGTCTGACGGGATAACCTGAAGGTAGTAGTAGGACCAACCTACAACGGGGGGGCTGTTGGGGTTGCTAACGATACCGGTATAAAAGCCGCTGGCTAGAAGGGTATTTAAGTCCTGGGTGTAGTGAATCGCTACAACGCTAGTGGGGGGTACCGCAAAGACTGTCTGCGTTGATGAGTTGAAAGTTTGGACGGCGGAAAACTGGTTCGCCTGATCGACGTAGGCAATCGACTCGGGATTGATTCCCGGAACATCCCATCCTGTGCCGGTCGATACTGCAATGCCTGGGGGGGGAAAGTCCTGGGCCGGAATCGCTAGTGATACCCATAGCCCGCCCACAAACAAAAATTGTGTGTTTGTGGTGGTGTTGACGTAGCCGGTTCCGTTCGTGGGGGAAAGGATCTCCGTCGCAGTGTAGGCATAGACCAGGGGGGCTGCCGGTATCCGCAAGGCCGGTACCGGTGAGAGCATCGCGCCTAGGTCTGCGGTATGGGTTGTGAGGGTGATATTGTCGAACACTTGCGGCGGAGACGACGATACAGGAAAAACGGTTAGGCGAAGAGTCACTCCTGCCGGTTGGATAAAGTCCGTTCGCGGTGCATAGGCGTTAAACGCGCCTGTGTTGTCGAGTTGCCCGAACATCACCACAACGGGGCCGCCGTCGATGTAGACAGGTGGTGAGCTCCGCGAAATTGCGGTAATTGTCCAGGGTGCATTAATCCAGGGGGTACCGTCTGTATCGGTGAGGATGCCCGATACGATACAGAGAAACTCTACAGGGATTGAGGCCGGGTCAACGTCCGGTGCGAATTGTGCTCGAGGTGGTTTGCTCATTCTCTTCATGCCGCAACCTCCGCCACTTTGCCCGCCACTCTGCCCGCGTTCTCTACTACGGTCTGTGTTCCTTTGAACGCAAACACTCCGGCGCCGATAAGCAAAATTCCAATGATGATGAAAACGAAGTCCTCCACATGTGCGCCTATCCACTGCGTTACCGAGTTGGAGTATCCCCCTGGAGAGGTCGCCACGTAGGGGTTGCCGCTCGGGTCGATGCCAAGAGAGGCCGCCCGTCCTGAGCCCGCCGAGCTCGTGCTCGGGGCCGCCGCGCTCGAGCTCGAGCTCGGTACGGTGCCGATGATCTGCCCGGAGGTGCCGTAGAGGTTGCCGCCCTGGTCGATGCCGGTAATAGCCTGGCCGTTCCAGGAGCCTGAGCTCGGGGTGATGGTGCCGGTAGTAGTGGCGGGCCGGGCCGGTGCAATGGGAGTCGGAATGGTGATATCTTCCGCGCTCGTGAGCTCCGCTTCGAACGGGTTATCCAGAAATGAAGTCAATGCGCCCATTAGCTAGCTCCCCACCGCAAGAATCGGGTGTGCCGTTGGCCTCGAGGTGGTAGCTACAGGAGTAATCGAGGGGGGATTTACCGCGCCTGTAGAGCTCGTGAGGTTCCCATTGATGCCGAGCATATTCTCTGCGTCCTGGGCCGCCTGGGCCGCCGTGGTGGGGATGCCAGTGATAGCTACAGCCGGTGTGACGGTGGCCGTTGGAATGGATAGGCCGCTGAAGTCCGTTTGTTGATACTGGTTTGTGCTCGAGCTCGAGGGTGTGCCCGCCGCGTACGCTTGGATGATCTGCGAGATTAAATCGTTCGCGTCCGTGGTGGGTTCGCTTCCGGTGCTTGCGGTGCTTGCGGAGGTATCGACACTCGAGCTCGCATCCGTCGAGCTCGTGCCGGTGGTGGCCGAGAGCGAAGGTACAGAGATTGCCGATTGTGCGCCCATCTGATAGGCCAGGGATTCGTCATAGAGGCCGCCCTGGTCGCCGTAGTAGTTGGGATCTGTCACATCGTTCGAGGTCGAGGCCGCGGCGGTGGCCGCGGCGGAGTCGTTCTGCTGTTTCCGGTAGAGGAGATAGGTTAGGCCCGCCGTTGCCAGGACTCCCACCACCGTTAGCGCAATGTCTTTTCTATTCATCCGAGTAACGCTTTCGCCACGGTACCGGTGCCCGCTGTGCCTATCGTGCCTAAGGTTTTTCCAATGGTGCTGATAATGTTCGCGGTTGACTGCGAAGAGGCTATGGCCGCCTGGGTGTTGCCGGTCACTGCTGCTGTGCCGGTAGACGGTGAGCCGGTTGTAACCGAGCTTATGATGCCGGTCAGGTCGTTCTCGAGCGACTCTGTGCCGTGATTCAGGCCCGCCTGTTGAACCATGTTCAAAGTCTGCGTGTCCAAGCTGTATTGATCGCTCTCCTGCTGTTGTTGTACATCCTCCGCCGCTGAGACGCCTTGAGAAGCGACAGCCGCTTGGTATCCCGCCAGGGTGGTTTGATAGTCGAGCGTAGCTTGCGTCCCTGCAAGTGCCGTCGCATTGTTGTTGGCATTTTCTACCACCCCCGAGTTGATTTGATCTTCCAAAACCGCGTCCTGCATCGATTGGATGTTGCTCGCGTAGGTGAGCTCATTCCCTTGCTGTACGGTCTGAGCCGAGAGCGTGTCCGCGTTCTCTGCTAGCTGTGCGTTAAGCGAGTCCTGGTTTTGCTGCGTCGAGGCCTGGATTTGCGCCAGGGTGGCCGCCAGGGTGGCCGCTGTGTTGATGTTGTTCGCCTGGAGAGAGGCCGCCGTTTGATTGTTGGCCACGTCTGCCTCGAGTTGGTTCTGCTGCATGGTCACTTGTTGCGCGTTGGTCTGCACCTGGGCCGCCGCCTGGGTTTGAGCGAGTTGTGCATCCGCCGCCGCGATCGCCGCCGTGTCATCGGTGCCAGAGCTCGCCGCCGTAGAGCTCGAGGATTGGCCGGAGCTCATCAGATAGAACACTGCCACTCCTCCAACAATCACGATTGCGCCCGTGGTGTAAGGGTGTTTCTTGATGAGCTCGATATCGAAAGCCATAGCGTTCACCTTCTAAAATCAGCCGGCCAAATTTTGGCCGGCGGGGGGCCGGAGCCTACGAGAAATAGTCTCCCTCTACGTCTGGATAATCTTCGGGATGAATGAGGTTTGTGCTCCTCATGCCACCGAACGGGAACCCTTGCGGGGGTGCGCCCGGTAACGAAAGCGATTGGAAAACCATCGGTGTCTGGTACACCTCGAGCGGGGTAAAGTTCCACTGCGGAAAAACCCGAGTCACATACATCGGATCTCCGACTTTGCTCTCCGTGGCGAAGATTTCCGCGCCTGGTGTGAAGAGGTCGCCCTTTACAAATTGAGTGTTGCCCTGGGTGGGGTTTGATACTCGAGGCCGGGTGAATAGATGTAGGAATGACATACGAAAACCTCTAGTTGAGCGGTGGCCGAAAGTTGGGATAGTAGGTGTTGAACCAATGAAAGCCGATACCGAGCAAGGCTAACACTGCGTCAACGTAGGGGTGGTGAATGAGCCAGGTCAGGATGGCCGGTTGAAACAACACCAGGACAACACCCACGATAATCACAATTCCGAGGATGAATCGAAAGAGTCTCATTGCATGAAACCCGCGCTCGAGTAGGTGCCCGCCACATTGAGGCCTGAGCTCCCGGTAACGGGTGACTCTGCCACCTGGAGAGCTCCGCTAAAGGCATTGCCCGCCGTCCCGATGATGTTGGAGGTTTGCGCGTTCTTCGATACCAGGGTTGCGACCATAGCCAGCATGATGATGCCGCCCGTTATCGTCACGACTGAAGAGAAGAGTTGGTCTGACATAGTAGAACCTCAAATTTGAATTGCATTGGTGAGAGATGAGCTCGAGCCCACTACGGGAGAGACAGCCGCGCCTAGATCGGACGCAAACGCCTTGCCGAACGCGGTAATAACGTTGCCGGTCTGCGCCTTGTTCGACACTAAAACCGCGATGATCGCCACCGTGATGATGCCGGTCAGTATGACCATTGCGTCTCCTGCAAACTTGTTCATCTCCCTAACCTCCGGTGATGGTCTTAACCGAGGATTGAAACTGAGCGAAGAGGCCGCCGCCGCCTTGCTGCTTGTTCTCTGCCAGGACTAGGACAATCAAAATCAGTACCAGGAGAGCCCGCGAAAAACTACGAAAGTCCTGTATGTAACCGAGCCCGCCCACTACTGCAATCGAAAGAATCCAGTAGATAAAATTGTTCTTGCCTCTGAGATCGCCCTCTATCAACGTCACGATTTGCTGAGACGTGCCTCTCACTCCTGCCGTTACCATCACCAGGCCCGCCACTAGAAAGATAAAAGGCATCCGCCGCTCCTACGTGGTCGAGGTGGCCGCCGCCCCTATGCCAAGAGCTTTGGCATAGGCCGGTAGCTCGCCCCGCATGGTGATGAAGGCTAGAAAACCCGAGCCAATAAAGAAAAAAATGGTGCTGGACTGACTCACGCGCCCACCTTCGAGAGTAGATTCTGGCCGGTGGCCGGGAACTTGATACCGAGAACGTAGCCCAACAATAAAACGATGATGAGCATTAGCCAGTGTCGATTTTGCATCTGATTATCCTCCTAGGCCTGCTAGAAAACTTGGGGAATCGAACGTTAAAGCTGAAATGTTGAAAGAGTAGACAGGCCCGGTGTTGGTCGCGTTGTCGAGAAGGACGCGAAGACTCTGCGTAGCACTCATGTAAAACGGTACGCATCCCTGGATGATCGAGCCCGCAAACACTGAGCCGCCCGAGCTCGTTGGCATCGGTGGGGGTACCAATACCACTATCTGTGAGGTCTGGGGGTTGAAAAAATAGATGTTCGCTAACGCGCCCGAGCCGCCACCGTACACCTGAGCTTTGATAGAGAACAACAAACAACGTATGTCTGGCACATTGCCGCGTCCAGGTGTCAACACACTGGCAAAACTCACATCGTAGACTGAGCCGTTGATGGGCTCGATAGCAGGGAGAGAGACGTTTTCTTGGTTCCCGTCGCCTGAGAAGGACTGAAGAGAAAAACGTACTGCATACTGGTTCCCTGTCGCGTTGACCAGGTAGAGCGTAGGTGCCTGGATGATCGGCATTAGACAGACTCCAAAACCTGTTTAATAACCTTCGACCACATCCACCCACCCACGAAGAGGATGCCGCCAAACAGGACATACTCCCAGGGTTGAATATCGGCAAACTGCGGGTGCAATATCCAGTCGAGACTCTTCGAGATTAGGCCCGTCGAGGGTTGGCCGTTAGCTTGCATCTCCTCATCCTCCTGGTTTGGTTTGGCCAGGTCTGACAGGTGAAAGTGGGGTTTCACCTGCCAGGCCTGACACTCCACGTTGCCCGCTAGACGGGCCTTTGTGGTTCCTAACTGCTCGCGAGAGACGCGCCGCTCTGGAGAGTGTTCTGGAGAGCGAACATCTCCCACATGACGTTAACGTATCCCGATGAGGTGGCCGCGTTGGGGTTCAAAGTAAGCTGCAAATTTCCAAATTGGAGCGTTGCGAGATTCTTGCGTCTCGTTGGAAAGTAGTAGCAAGCTGCCGGAGTGTCACTGCTTAAGTGGTCGCGTGATTTCATCGTTACGGTTAGAGGGTCGAGCTTCCAGATGTAACTCGCGTTCGCCGCCAGGAGAGCCCAATACGTGACGTTCTCCCCTAAAAATCGGCCGTTCGCGGTGCCGTCCTGATTGAAGGTGGCAAAGGTCGAAATGAAGGAGCGTTGGTTGGCATACGGGAAATAGTTCTCTTGGTTCGGGGTCACTGCCGAGAAAATCGTGCTCTTGAGCTCATAGACAGTAGAGAGAGAGAGAGCGGGAAGAATAGTAGTAGCTTGCCCGTTCGCTACGGTCTTGGGTAGCTGGTCGAGGTACTCCTGCAACACGGTCACATTGACAGAGGTGATCGAGCCCGCCGCGCCCGCCGCGCCGCGATAGACAGCGAACGTATTGTCTGCGGGGTCTGCAACTACTGCTTGCTGGTTGAAGGTAAGGGTGATCTGCTGAACTGCGTTTAGCACGTTCGCCCAAACTGAGCCTCTAAGGTCGTCATCGGTGTACGCCAGGGGTAGCTCGAACACTGCTCTAAACGGTGCGCTCGTTCCCGCCGCGATAGTAAGCGGTGCTTGAAAGACGCCCCAAAATGCGGGGGGTACGTTCGTCATCTTCGACAGGAATGACGTTGTAAGAGTGTTGGTCTCGTTATCGTCTACGGTGCCACCATAGGCCCGCCGCCTCTTGGCCTGGGCTAGCAGGGTGAGGTGAGCTCCCGAGGTGTTAACCCGCAAGTAGTTGTTAAGATCTGTGTACTGTACTCCGCCCTGACCAAAGAGGTTCGCCAGAAAGAAGTCCGTTGCCTCTATGTCTCCGGTACCGGTGTTGGTGATAACGCCCTGACAGATGATTGTGTAGCGTTTGATGAGTCCTACGTTGATCGGTTGAATGATAAGGACGGGGTTCGAGGCCGGGAAAACTTGTTCGGCTGCAACTAGCTGTATCCGGTCAACTGCGGACGCTAGAATTGCGCGGGTTGCGATGGCATCCTGCTGTTGCGGTGTCATCTTCGGGGCCGCTTGTGCTGGTACGTTCGGGGTTGCCATTGTGCTCTCTCTCCCTACTAAATGGAGGTACGCCCGCACTGGTGCGGACACTTTCGAGGCCCTATGGTTTACCCCTTAAGGTGATTCAGTAGTTTGCAGCAAGGGGGGCTTGCTGCGGAGTTATGGCTCCGCTAGCTGCCTCCCCTGGACTTTGGCCCGCTGGCATCTTTGCATAGCCCGAGCTCGTCGCCTGGGTCGCGGGTTCAATTCCCACATAGCTTAGAAGCATGTGAGCGAACGCGCCCGCGATAACGAGCATTAGAAGAATCGTGAACCAATTAACCGGGTGACTTAACATCCTCCAATTGATCGGCATATCAGGCCGCCTTTGCCATTGTGCCCTGGCGTTTCACCCACCAGGACTGTAAGAGGCCGAGAGCCACAAAGCCGAGGCCGCCCATAATGACAACGGTTATCCAGTTGGTGGTGTTCCAGGTGATGATGTTCTCATCCATCGGCATAAACTCACCTCCGCTTCGACTTGGGGAGCCCGTCCTGCGACCAGGGAGAAAAAATCGTGGTCAGTGTACACCCAAAACTATAGAGCTCGCCTTACTCCCCTCTCCTGGCCGGGGTTCTCCTCTTCCCACTCGAGCTCCTTTAACCTCGCGTCGATCTTGAGTAAGAGGCTCCCCTGGTCGGGTACGGGGCCGAATGTCTCGAGTTGTCTCCGCCCCACATCGTAGTAGTAGCTATGGTGAGGGTCGAGCGGTTGCTCTAGCTGCTGCCGGTCATCATCGCGGATGTATTCCCGAACCTTGTCCATATCTTTGCTGTGGGTGAGGTCGAACACTTGGAAAAAATCGGCCTCGGAAAACACAAACCTCGAGAGCCATACAGGCCGTTGTGAAAGAACGATCATCGAAATGCGCTTGCTCCTGCCTTGGGTGAGACAGGCATTAAACCAGTCGTCCTGGGGGTCGATCATGTACCCCTCATCCACGATTACTCCCACGTTCTCATGTACCCACACCTTATAAAACCACTCCGAGACGCGCTCCTGGTCTTTGGGGAGAACCTTGAGGATATATACGCCTGGGTCGTCTGGTATGTCCTCGTCATAGGTGAGCCGCTCCGCCCTGGTGATGCTGTTGAAGTGCTCATCATTCTTGTAGTCGAGGATTATCCAGGCCCGCTGGTCGAAGTCCGCGTTAGACAGGTGCCACAAGGCCGCTACGGTCTTCCCGCTGCCTGTCCTGCCAACAATGGCGAGCTTGTGTGTTGGCCCCGGTAGCCTAACCTCTTCGTCATCCATGAGAGCTCCTCTACGCGAGCGAGTCCCACTCCGCCTTATTGATCTCGAGAAAACGCCGGGTCTCTGGGTCGGTCTTAATATACCGTTCGCCCGGTAGTTTGCCGCGTTGCCACTTCTTCGGAGTCTCCGCCTGGGGTGTGCTCCGTAACCGTTCGTTCTCTGCGTTGAGCTCAATTATCTTGTCCTCGAGCTCCTCCACTTTGGCCTCGAGCTCCTCGACACGGTTGCTATCATCCATGCGCCGCCTCTGCCTTTTCTCCGGTTTTGCCGGGGTTGGTGGCTTGGCCGGAGTGGATCTCATCTCGTGGACTGTCGCCCTCTTCTTTGTCCGCTCCTGCTTTGCCGTTTTCTTCTTCGGGTTGTTTTTGCTCATCGTCGCCTCGCTCGATTCATACCTGGCCGTTTATTACTTGGCCCTCGCGGTAGTCCTCGCTCACTATCGGGCCGGGGTGCGCCTGGTGCGGTCTGATCTGCGTCACTGGTGCCGGAGTCTTGGGTTTCTTCTCTGCCATCGTCGCGATGATGCGCGTGCCGTACACCTCGAATCCGACCAGGCCGAGGTTTATCCAGGCCCGCGAACGTTCGTCTAAAAGCGGAACCTCATAGAGCTCCGTTACGCGCTCGACGGCGTGGCCGAGCTTCTTAGCCTCGCCCTCGGTGAGCTCGAGCATTGGATTTTTCGCCAACACTGCAAGCATGATGTGAGCGTTCAAGAGCATCTCGCCTAGGTTTAGAGTGGTCGCCGTTTGGGTTTTGCGGGTGCCGGTGGTGGTTTCTCCTCCTCCTTCTTTGGTGGCGGGTCGTCCTCGCTTTTTTGTTTTGTGCTTGGGTTTGGCGGTGGCTCGGGGCTTGGGGATGGTACCCGGTTCGATAACTCCTCGACTCGTTCCCTTAACTTTTGGTTGTCCGCCGCCAGGGTCTGGAGCGTCTCCCCCTGGTCGCTTACTCGCTTGTTGCTCTCCCGTAGCTGTGTCGATAGGTCGGAGACTTTCGTCTCCACTTCCGTAATTGCCGGTTTCCATAGCTCCTCCGCCTGGTGCTTCTCATCCGCCGCTGCGGACTCGTCCGGTTTGATTGCCTCATCCTCCGCCATCACTGCCCCCCTTGTTTCGTGTTGCTGAAGTCTCGATATTGCGCGTCCTGCAGCATCTCCTCGGGGAATTTTTCCGAGGTAATCAAAACGCCTGTATGTTCTCCGTTCGCATAGACAGGGGTAGTCGTTCCTGCGTTCGCCGCCTCCTCTAACGTGGCCTGGATGGCCTCGAGCCGGGTTACTGACTCATGTACCTGGTAGGTGAGCCGGTTGGTCAGGGTTTGCAACTCTGTCAGCATCCGCTCGATTCTTAGCTGGTTTTGATTGATCTTCTCCGCCGTAGCTTGCATATCTGCCATGAACTGCTCCGCATGTTCGCGGATGGCCTCGGGGTCGAATCCTACGCGCTCCTTTATCACGGAGAGCATCCTGCTTACGCCTGACTCTGCCATCATCCCCCCTGGAATTGGTTGCGTCACTTGGCCCAATTTTTGCGCTATAGGTGCAAAAAAGATTGCGGACTCTTTTCTACATCTGTGATGCGGACGATTCAACTACTCCGCCGCCTTGGGAGTCAAGGGTCGCGGAGTCGAGACTATGGCCGTAGACCAGGCCCGCTCGTTCTTCTCGTGGCCGAGCTCCGCCGCGTCGAGCATCTCGCGGACAATCTCGCGGATGCGTTGCCGGTCTGCCTGGTCAGACGCTATCACCCACTCTTCGACCAGACGCGCCAGGAGACAAAAGAGAACAAAACCGAGTGCCAGGCCGAGGCCGAACACTGCGAGTTGCTCGAGCTCCTCATCCGTCAATTGAGCTTGATTCATTGGTATCCACCTGTACCGGAGCTCTAAAGGTTTGCTCGTTCTGAGCCCGCCGCCGTACCAGGCCCGCGCTTACTGCCTTGCCGATATGAACCCACCGTTTGAACTCGCCCGCCGCCGCCTCGTAATTGCTCGCGTTGAGGTGCCGCAATAGAGTGGAGCTCCGCAGTCGCCCGCATCCGAGGTTGAAAGTCCAATCGACTAGAGCATCAAACTGGTTTTGATTCAGAGGTACTAAGACTAGGCGATTAACGCAGTCTACAGCCGTTTTTATATCCTCGCGGAGTAGACGTTCGGCCTCTTCCTCCGTGATGATCTGGCCGCGCCTCGCGCTCGCCGTGTGCCCGAAGCCTATCGTCCAGGTGCCGCCCTGGTCTTGATAGGCGGATAGTTTGAGGCCCTCAAAGTGTTTGGTTATCTCTAAGCCCTGGTCGCTGTATGGGAGTGGTTCCATCTTGATCTCCTGAGTTGCGCTGTATCGTCTCCTCGAGCAACAAAATTAGTTGCTGGAGACGTTCGCTCTGCTGATTAAGCATCTTTCTTGCCCTGGCCACTTTGTAAATCTGAGCCCATACGACCAGGAGAGAGACAAACCAAATTGCTTGCATCCAGTGAACGAATGTCATCAGGCCGCCTTGGTTTTTCTCTTGGTGTAAGGCCGAGTGAGGCCTTTGTTCTTTGCGTAGAGCTCACGCCGCTTCCGTTTGATGTCAGGGTCGAGGTGATACTTCTTTACACGCAACTGCTCGAGGCCCTCTACCTTGTAAGGTGTCCACCTGGGGTTATCTTTGTTGATGAGATTCGCTAGGCGAAGAAAGCTGTCCGCTAGATCGCCGTGCTGCTGACGGGCCGCGCCTGTCGCGTACCCTAGAGCGATTAAGAGCCTGTCGAACTCATCGTTACTTAGCTCGATTGTCTTCTTCACTGGATAGTCTCCGCTCGCATCCTTTTTACGATTGACTGGCAAATGGTTCTGAAGTCCTCCGCCTCGATAACCGAGAACATCGCATCCAGTAGGTGCGTTTGAAACGCGAGCCGCTCCTCTATGGACTTTCCGAGCATCGACACTGCAAAAAGTTTTTCGTTCTCAACTCGGTTGAACGCGATGCGCTCGCCTATCATTTTGTCTTTGTCGAAAGGCATCCTGCCTCCTCTTCTCGTCCGCTAGCAAGGATTTCTGAACCGTTCATCCAGTAGGCCGATTGGCGGAGTACGGAGACAAAACGAACATGCTCCGCACACAAATAATGCCGCTTTGTTTTTTGTTTGCTCCTCTTGGCTTGTGGCACATCGTAAAAAGCCACTGCTGCCTGGCCGCATGGCTGATTGACTCCGACAATTGCAGAGCATTTGGCCTCTATCAATCGAACCTCGATTCCTCTTCGGTGGGTGGGTCCATCTCCACTAGCTCGATATTGAAAGGGTGTTGCGTACCCTTGAGGGGGATAGCAACCCGGTGCACGTAGACGCGGACGGGTACGCCCGTATCAGAGTGGCCTGTCCAAATGCGACACATCACGCCGTCGATGTTGGTGAGCTCGTTTGTCATCTCGATAGTGAGCTTCATGTAATGTCCTTCAGTTGCTCCGTGATTCGAGAGGCCACATCTCGCAACAATGACGGTAGATGTTTGGTGAGAGCTCCCGAGGCTTGACAGGAGAATCCATCGCCTCGAGCTCCGCCTAGCACTATCACCACAACACCCTCCGCCGCCGCTTGCTCGCGTACGTACGTACAGAGAGCATCGTATCTGCCAGGCCCGACACTGCTAGGTCGATATTTCAATCGAGCCACCTCCGTACAAAACTCTTAACGCGCGTCTGTCGCTTTGATGGCCTGGGCCGGTTGGCCGCCTCGTTCTTACAGTCGATACAGCCCGGATACATGAGCCTCCCGCCGTGTTCCTGGCGTTCGTTAACTATCTGGTCGATTATCTTTTTGTGTTTCTTGCATATCGCCATTGCTGCACCTCCGCCGAAAGCATACGCTCCGAGATTTCCCAAAGGTACACCTTCGACAGTCACATCAACTCTTTGGGGATTGGCCGGTAGTCCCTGGGGTGGTCATACCTGGAGCCGAACCCGCGCTCCTGATTATGAGGTGGCCACTCTAAGCGATTGGCT